ATTATATTCCTGCGTCTACTAATTTGTTTAATGGCTTATTTGCCAGACTAGTCTTTTCTCCAATATTTTTTGTATCACTTATTTTATTAGGAGTAGCTTTGGTACCACCAGATGGTACTTTTTCTGCAAACCCTTTTAGAAATGGAACATCTTGTACAATATTGTTTTTTGTAGTCTGAATCATTTCTCCAAGTGAAAAAACAATCCCATTATTAGATACTTTATCACTATTGTTAGGAGAAACAGAGTTTGTATTCTCACCTTTAATATAATTTACAATACCGTCTGTAACATTACCAGTAAAATCTTGAGCAAATCTATCTGCAACTCCAGTGATTGGAACTAATATGTTACTTGTAGGTTTCTTGCCTGTAAGTAAATTATTTGCAAAAATAGATATTGTATCACTTATTAAACTAGCTCCATTAGGTTTTGTTTGATTAAAAATTATTTCTGCATCTGTTATTGTACCAATAACGTTGCCCTGAAATAAATCTTTAGGACGTTCACTTGTTGTTGTTCTAATTTCTCCGTCTATAAATGCGTTGTCTCCAGGTATTGACAGATTATCTGCACTTAAATCACTAACTTCTATATCATAATGTATATCACCAAATCCCCTTGGTGTAATATTATTCACAAAACCTGTAGCATATTTTACAGTTTCATATGCTACCTGCATTGTATTTTCCATTAGTCCAGTATTAGCATATGCATGTTGATCATGATTAAAAGCAGTAATTATAGGATTGACAAGAGTATATTCGCCAAATTTATGATTGTGCATACTGTAGATTTTTATATTTTTAAAAAATCTTTTATTGCCTCTCTGTAATCCCCACTGTTGTTGAGTTCTATTTGTGTACTTATCTGAAGTTGTATAACTGTTTCCGTCTAAGTCATATGTAGGATCAGCATTATAAAATGTATAATATTTGTGCCATAAATTTCTTATATTTTCTTTAGCATCATCATGAAACCGTATTGTTACTGGTTGATACTGAAAACTATGATGACTTTGTGTTTTTCTATTGTATTGGTTATGAGTTTGTACATCCATTGTATATGCAGGTAAATCTGCACTTTTTACAAGTATTGGAATTTCTAATTGTTGAATGGTATCAAATAGTGTTGCTGCTTCTACAGTAAACTCAAATACAACATGGAATAAGTTACTGTATTTTGGTTGTAACTCATAGTTATTGTCTACAAATGTTTTTGATGCGTGTTTATAATCTCTAACTGTTGCATCAGAGGTCATTCCATTTAAAAGTGGATTAACACTAGCCATTTATAACTAACTCCTATTAGCCAGTTACAACCTGTCCAACTGTTCTTGCTACACTTGAACCAATACCATCACCTAATGGTGTTTGAACTGCATTGTCAAATCTTACACTAAGAGTAATATTCGCTGGTTCTTGTGATGCATAGTCTAAATCATTGTAGTTCACATTTGATATAAAGCACCCGTATAGCTCCCAAGTTTCAAGAACGTTAGGTGTATTTGCACCGTTACCACCATCTAATATTTCAAAACGGGTAATAAACTTATAATCAATACCTGAAGCTGCACTTGATTGTTCCATAAAATCAAATTGTTTTTGTACTTGCTCGCCTACAAGTTTTGAAACTGCACCGTTTACATCATCACGCAAGTTTACTGTAACCTGTTCCCAAGTATGTTTTCCTACTAAGTATACTTTACTGTTATAGATGTCAATCATGTTCTCTTCAAATGTAACACTCGGACGAGTAATATTCATTATTTGTTTTGTCATTTCAGTTCTAGGTGTGCTTACACCAAAGTTTTCAAAACTAGCTCTAAATCGATATTTAAGTTTAGGCATTAACAAGCCTTGGCTTGCTGCACTCTGGTCACCGTCAATAGGTACTGTAAACTTTGTTAATGATGAAACTGACATTTCATTCTGCTCCTAATCTAATTATAAAAGTATTTATCAGTTTTTTGTCATAAAAAATGGGGGCGTAAACCCCCATTGTATTTTTTTATTTTTATTAAACTGTACTTGCTGCTGCTACGTTTCCACTTGCAATTTCACCAGTATTCTTTAATCTTATTGGAATAAAAATAAATTCTGCTGATTTTACAGGTTCAATAGCAACATCTACATATAGTTCATTACGATCAATTCTATCTGATGTATTATTTGTGTCATCACATACTACCAAATAATCATAAACACCACGCTTTGCAACTAAATCATTCAGTGTTTGTTCAATTTGTTGCTTTATTTCGTCTCTTGTTATTTTATCATTTGGTTCAAAAACAAACCCTGTAGCAATTGTCTGTAATTGTCGTCTTAAATATCCTGTCAGTCTTGATATGTTAATACGATCTAATGCACTAGTAGTTGCTGCTCTTGTTTTATTTCCATAGTTTAGTATTCCACTACCTTGGAAAAATGCTATTGGGTTAACTCTATTTGCGTATAGTGTGTCTCTTACACTTTCACGAATATTGTCGTTTATAAATGCACCTGTTGATGCACTAATATATCCAATACTTGCAACATTATCCACTAGTCCACGTCGTGTACCTGCAGGAGCAAACCAAGGAAAACTTATATCGTCACTTCTTGCAATTGTTCTTAATATTGCATGACTTGCTGGAACAACAATTGTATTATTGTTTAGATCGTTTGTTGTTGCACTAGGATAGAATACACCCAAATATGGATCGCTTGTTACTAAGCCATCTTCGTTGTTATCACTAGCTGATGCAACATTTGTTGCCCAATTTTCTATAGCAGTGCTTGTTGCTGCTAATCTCATTGGACTATCACCTACAACAAAAGCAGTCTGGCGTCTATCATTATTTAAACTTACCATGTTGCTAATTAGCTCTGGATATCCAGGTGCTGCAATAATATTAAATGTTCTTGCATCTTCACGCAATTCTGCACTAGCATCTAGAGCACTTTTCATTGCATTTACAACTACTGTTCTTACTGCCTTACGTCCAAATGTACTTCCACTACTTGTTACCCATGCATCCTTTTCAGTAGGTAATGTAGGATAAAGTGTAGTATCACTAAAGTTTGTTCTACTAAAGTAATCTGACTTAAATTGCTTTACGCCATATGTACTACGTCTTGTATTAAACAGTAGTATTCCACGTGGATAAACAGTAGGATCAGGTCGGTCAATATCTACATAATCACTTGTAAGTAATGTTTTAGTTGTTGGAATAGTACCAGTGACAACATCTGTTGTGCCATCACCCATAAAACGTGCATCACCAAAAATAATTCCATTTTCAGTTGTTGCATCGGTCTTATCTATAGCAACCCATTTTGCTTCACCTTCTACAGTCTGACGTCTGTAAAGTGCTGGATAATTTTCTAAGTCACTTGTGTCAATCCATAAATCGCCATTAACTAATGCACTGTCATCGCTTTGTAATGTTGGTGCAGTAGTACTAAAAATTACACCATTTGGATCTGTTTCACCTAATGCAAATCCTCTTGTATCTGTAATATTTTGGTATCCTTGCCATGTTGTTCCATTATGTATCATAATGTCTGCTTCAAAACCACCTGCATACCAATATGTATCTGCACCTGGATTTGCACTTGGCGCACTTGTGCTTGCAGTATATGTAGGAGCAATCCAGTTACTTACTATTAAATCACTGTTATTGCCTGCTCTTACTTGTCCTGTTGTAATACTTGTAGTAATACCTGCATCTGTTAAAGGAGTACCTGATGTATCTTTGAGAACTATCACTCCACCTAAACTGTGAGAAATTACCAAATATCCACCTGTGTCTACACTTGCACTTACATTGCTTACATTTGCTGCATTTATATCACTTGCCATATCTGCTAATGATGTACCACTTAGTGTTACTGTCACTGCAGTACTAAGTGTTGTACTACTTGCAGCACTAGCCTGTATAGTAAACTGTTCACTGGAAGTTAGCGGGTTTGCACTATTTACTAAACCTGTAACAGTTGTTGCACCTGTACTATATCTTTGAAACAATTTATATGTAACAGTATCGTTTTCTGTAACATCATACTGTATATAATAACTTCCTGTACTAATATCTTTACCACCTGTAGTATCTAGATTTTTTAGTGCAGTTTGATCATTTTCATATGCTGGTGCAGTACTTGAAACAAATGCTGCAGTTGAAGTGTTATATGTACTAACATCTGCTAAAAAGCCTAAGTTACTTGAAGTAGTTTTTACCCAAACACTTCCTGTTGGACGTGGCGTAGTATCTGTTGATTTCCATGCTGGAACTGTATAGTGTGGATCTTGTGCAATTAATGGTCTTGCATAAGTTCCTGCGGTTAAACCTGCATCAGTAAGTATTGTGCCACTTGCATTTGCTAGTACAATTTTACCATCTGCAACACTGTCTACACCTACTGCAGTACTGTTAGCAAAAATTTCAATTTTATTACTGTGTACTGCTGCAGTAACACCTGTAATACTTGCATTGTTTATACTTGTTGCTAATTCAGCAACTGTACTACCAACCATTGTTACAGTCGTGCCGTTAATTGTAATACTATCACCGTTTGTAAATCTTGGACTTGCAATTGTTCCTGCTATAGTAGCATGAGCTATTTGCCAACTTGCACTTCCTACTAATACCCAAGCATTGCTTCTGTTTTTATAATAAACAGGATTACTTGTATTTGTGGCAACTAGTGCATAATCACCTATAGCACCGATTGAAGTTTTTGGAACACCACCGTCTAAGTCAGTTGTGCTTGTAATTACTGTAGGAGTTTTATTTGTAAATGCACCTGTACTCTGGTTCCATTCAAATATTCCCCAACGTGTATCTGCACTTACGTCCCACCATACTGTATTATTTGTAGGATTTCCTAATGGACGATTAGCACTACTTGCTAGTTGTGCAAGATCAATATCTGCTCTTGTTACGTATGCTCTGTTGCTTACGCCTAGTAAACTGTAAGCTGCCATTAATCCATATTCATTTAACTCGTATCCATTGATAGGAGTCCCTGCAGTTGTGTTATAAAATGTTGGATTTCCAAATGTAGCAGTAAGTTCTCTCTGACTTCCAATTAAGTAAGTCTTGCCTGCGTTTGCTGAAGTAGTTCCTGCAGCAGTACCTGTACCTGTTCCACTTGTTTTATTCTCTGCAGTTGCAATTACAATTGCTGCTACTGTGCCTGCTGTTGATGGTGTGTAATTACTTTCGTCTATAACTGTAACTTCTACACCTGGTGATATTAGTGCCATGTTCTCTTTCCTTTTATAAGGTATTTCATATACTGTTATTTATCCACACACCCTATAATTAACCTATTTTGCAAAATCCCTTTAAAGGTATGGGTAAATACGTACATGAGAGCTAATTGTGAACAATGCGGACAACGTCCTAAAGCAGTAAATTATATAAAGGATGGTAAGAAATATTATAGAAAAAAATGCGAGCAGTGTTTAAAATTACATAAACCTGTCAAACCATTGTGGGTAGATAGTGGATATAAAGTAAAAAGAAAATGTGAGGCTTGTGGATTTAAACCAAGTCTAAGAAGTCAAGTTACTATCTTTTACGTAGACGGAAATTTAAAAAATGTCAGCAACCGTAATCTGAAAACTGTATGCCTGAATTGTCATCAGGAGTTGCTAAAGTTTGGTTGGAAGCGAGGTGACTTAACACCTGATGCTTGAGCTCTTCCATCGAACCATCATTATTAATACTAACTGTAAACTCCTCGTCACGTCTAGCCCATTTCCATTCACTTGCATGTACTTCAGGAAAAACAACTTTCATAGGATTGTTCGGTTCCTCACTTGAATTAGATTCATTACAATTAATTGCAGTTTCCCACCATAGTGGAACATCACCACGTCTTACTTGCCAAACTTGACCGCCTATATCACGTATCATATTCTGTTCATTTGAAAATCTTACATCTGGTATTACATAGTTGCCAGGGTATTGTAGTAATTCTTTTTTAAGTAAACTTACCCATACGCCGTCGTAGAATCCGTCTCTCATACAGTCTGTTCCAAATTCTTGCAGTACTATTCTCGGTGTAATTGTTCTGCCTGTTTCTGCAGTCCAAAATTCATCAGGTTGTTCTCGCCAAGCACGGCTTTCATCTGTGTCGCCTTCGAGCATTGCTCTATCCCAACCAAATACAGTAGCCACACCATCTTTGAGTTTATCAGCAAAACTAACTTTTTTATATCCTTGTTCTACAAGTATGTCCGCGACTGTACCTTTGCCAGAACCAATTAACCCGCATATTCCTATTATCATCCAAACCTCTCAACAACTATATTTTATAATAACATAGATATAAGAAATGTCAACCTATTATAAATGAAAGTGGATCAGAACCATCCACATAATTACGTAGTTCTTCATCCAATTTGTCAAGTTCAACTTGTGCTTCTGCTTTTAATGCATCACCATTTAAACTTGTGCCACCTTGAGGTCCAGCAATTGTACTAAACTTACTACGTGCTTCACCTAGTGTGTATTTTGCTAGTGCAAGTGCATAGTCTTGTATCCAAGGACCAGAATGTCTATCTTCAAGTAGTCTACTTTCTGGACGTAAGTTATATGTCCAAAGAACAATTTGTTCACCGTCTGCACTAAACTTACGAAGTAGTGTAATCTTTTTAGTAACAGGATTAAATTCGAAATTAATAAATCCGCCAAATAATCTTGCACTTAATTCTTGGTACTGATAGTACATTTCATATGTAGCCATGCCACCTATTCGACCACTTTGCAGTAAGTAAGTGTTCTGGAATGCAGCCTCAAATGGTTCAAACTGTGTACCAGTATCACTACTGCCACTTCCTACACTACGTCTAAATGCTTGGCGTACTT